GAATTACCTTTAGCTGTGTAGTTTGTTCCTGATGCCTCAGCAGTTGTAGTATACGCAGTAGTCGCAGCAGTCATAGTTGCACTACTTGTATATAGTGCTAATCTAAATGTGTTACCACCTGAATTTTTAAAATTATGCACACCTTCTAAAAGTTCTTTTTTAAAAGACGTACACATTGCTTGTGTTATAGCCATTAAAGCCTCCTTATTATATTGGCAAGGTCTTTTTGTCCTTGCTGTTCTAATTTATTACATAAAGTACAAATGTGATTTTTTACTGCCTCATTCATATAATGTGTAATTACCTTTCGTGTAGCATCTTTAAATAAATGTGCTTGCGCTTTTATTGTATCAGGTGCTGTTTCACTTATTGAAATCAATCTATCTGTTGCCATCTCAGCAACTTCATCTACTGTATGTCCTCTATAATCTGTAGTTTTTACTCCAAGATTCCCTACTGATATTTCAAATTTATCTGTTTGCATTATAATACATTAGGTTCTGGAACATTACTTCCGTTTAAACGCTCATCTATTACCCATTCTTTAGGATTTTCTCTTCCTATAATGCCATGCGGTATCATAGTCTCTTGTATTACTTCAGAATATTTACAAACATTCATCTTATCATTTTCAAAATAAGATACTGTTGGGTCGTTTAAACGATGATATCCATATAACTTATCTTTAACATTTACATTTGCATCTAAAAGATTACATCTTACTGCAACAGATACATCTATATCTTGTTCCATACATTTTGCTAACCAAAATTCACAACACGATCTTCCCATTTCTGCAAAGTGTGCATTGTTTTTATAAGTAAAGTCTGCACCAAACATACTGATAGCACCAACTTTATTCCAATAAGCAAAAGCTATTGCATAAGCTACTGTGTTATTTAAATATCCACATGCCGTATCTTCTATTAAAGCTTTAATAGGATACTCTTCTACACTAGGAACTCTATTATCTAACTCACATGAATATATTGGATAATCTACATTAGGCAATGTATCTCTCATCATTTCTGTCATGCTTGCAGCTTCGTCTGTATCAAAGAAACGAGACATTGGATCCATTATAAATGCTCTGTCTGCTTGTTTAACTACTCCTATCATCGCATTAATAACCCAAACTTCGTCAAACTTCTTGCTATGTACTAATGCTAAATGAAAATCTATTTGACTCATACCCATAGCTACAATAGCTATTTTTTTTCCTTCTAATTTTTCAATTCTTTCAGTAAGCATTATTGTCCTTGTATTCTAAATTGACCTCTACGATAAGCATCTTTTCTATTTCTTCCATCGTTCTGCACAACAAGTTGTGATAAAGCTTCTTTATATCTTTTATCGTATGTATTAATAATATCTGGTTCACCTTTCATAAAAGTATATGCTTCAACTAAACTTCCATAAAGTAATACATCTGGTGCATTAGTTCCAATCCAACTTGTTCCATCTGAAGATGTAGTAATTGATGTTGGTAAATAAAAATAATGTAACTCAACTGTATAATTATCATCAGGTGTAGGTGCTACAATAAAATGATCATCGTCAAATTGTGCGTAATATTCAGGCAATCCTTTGTTTTCTGCACTTAATGGATATGCTTCTCTAATAAAGTTAACGTCTTTATTTAATAAATAACTGTAATTGCTATCACTATCTAGTACTGCTAAAGAATATGGATATAAAAAATCATCAGGTATAGTTAAATAAGGGTTGTCTAATGATACTGCTGCTGTTTTATTTGCTCTAAAGTTAGGAAGTTGTACGGAACTATTGATTCTATTTTCAGCTTGAACAATAATTGTTGCTAAATCATTTACAAATGTTGTTTCTGTATTTTCAGTATAGTCTTGTATAGTTGATTTTAATGTTGTAAATGTAAATGACATTAGCTTGTTGTTACCTTTATTGTTCCTACACTACCTGTTATATCTAATCCCATAGTACGTGAACCAAATTCAGTTACACCACCGCCTATAGGATTAAAAGCAAAGTACCTTCTGCTTTCTGCTAAATCATTTTGTGGTCTAGGATGTCTTAAAGATTGTGGATCACTTGTTCTTACTCTTCCTAATTGTAATTGTGGTTGATCTTTATCTAAAACATCTTTGCCGACTAACAAGCCTGATCTTTTTTGATCTTTAACTTGATTCCTTAAATCTTTTAAAGGGTATCTAAAACCTGTTCTATCGCATATTCCGTAAGCATATTTACCTTTTGCATATGCCATATTAATATCCTCCCGGAATAAATCTTACAGATGCTTTAACTCTATTCTCATCTGCTGCAAGTTTATATTGTTCTTCATATTGTTGTTTTAAAAATGGAACTCTTTGTGTTGCTTCAGGATTTTTCATTGCTATGTAATAAGCTAATCCAGCTACTAAAGATGGTAAAAATAATTTTGGTATATCTATAGTATTAGAAGCTGGGTTTCCTGCATCATAAGTTTGTCTTAATCTATACCAAACTACTTTATAAGTTTCGGAACTATCAGGTATTGGATATACAGTAAATGTAGTAGTACCTGAATTTCTATTAACTAATATTTCATTAGGTCTACCTGTATCTAATTTATTGGGTATAGATGCGTATTGTGAAAAAGATAATCTAGTTAATGATGTATCGCTTTGCGAAGATGTATTTCCATCGTCTGTTCTAAGATGGTGTTCTAATAGATCAATAGTGTCTGGGTCTAATGTATAGTCTTTTTGATTTGCTATTAAAGTAGTAGTACCTTCTTCTACTTGCCATAAGTTTAATCCTCTGTTTGCCCATTCAAGCATCATAAGATTTATGCTACGTCTTGCAGTACGCAAGTCGTAACCAGTTCTCATTTCTAAACCAGCAAGTTCAAATGCTTCTTCTGCTGCTTCTGATATATCTAAATCAAAACTATTTGTAGTGGCTGTAGCCATATGTTATTAGGAACATTTACGCTTTACTTGATCTTGATATGACTCCACCATACCACCTTTTTTCATTCCGGGTCTTGTTTGACCTAAGCCTTGTTGAATTTCTGCAATTCCAGATTTTTTAGGTCCTTTAAAAAAAGAACTTTTTTGTGCTGGTGTCATTCCACCTCTATTCATTTTTTTTGGTGGTCTGCCTTTTTTAGAACCATAAGTTCCTTTACCTTGTGGCATATTATTTCTCCTGTTGTTTAAACATATTATACTTCTAATAACCCTGTATCAATTAAATGTTGTCTATTTTCTAAATGTTCTTTTTTAACATCATCTTTGCTTTGTCCATAGTACTTTACAGCATGATAGTTCTCAACCATAGAAAGATTTATATCTACTCCATCTGCTATTACACTACCCAATACTCTTCCAAATTTTCCACGTGAATCTTTAAGTTCAGTTCTTATAATTATTTTATCACCAGCATTAATCTTATTTTCTAAGAAAGCCCCAGCCATTTTTCCTCTAATCTTTTCATCTTTGTTACGAGTACGTGATTCGGGAGTATCAATGCCATATAAACGAACACGGCACTTATGCAAAATATTAAACCCAAGGTCCAATACAACATCCACAGTATCACCATCAACAACTCTTTTAACTGTGCAACTATACTCATACATTATTTAACCTTTTTTTTTAATTTTTTCTTTTGTTTTTTTTTCAAAGAACCTTTTGTAATTTGATTCTTCATATTAGCTCTACTAATTACCATTTTACTTTATCCGCCCAGTAAGCTGCTGACATCTTACCTTTTTTAATATTTTTACCATGTCTAGCTTTAAAAGATTTACGTCTGGCTTTTTGTTTAGCAGACTCACCTTTTTTTGGTTTACCAGCAGTAGAAACACCTTGTTGACCAAAACGTATGGTTTTAATTTTATCGCCTTGTTTGGCTACAACTATATGAGATTTTTTTGCATGACTAGGAGTTCTTTTAGGTTTATTAAAACCTGACACTCCTGCTCTTGCTAATCTACCGTCTTTTTTTTGTGGCATCTTTATTTCTTGGGAATGATCTATTTTTTGTTTTACTTGTAACTTTTAAATTACTACGAGAACTGTTTTTAGGATTACCGTCAACATGATGAACATCTTTGCCATCGCCTTTTTTTACTCTCTTGGCTTTAGTTAAGATTCTACGAGCTTTATTTCTATTTGCTCTATTTTTCTTTTGTTTGGGTTTTCCTTGATAATTGTCGTATTCTTTTCTGTAATTACGCATATTTCATCTTAAAATATTTG